ATGAAATTTAAAATATTATTATTAAGTTTTATTGCCACCGGTTGCTATGCTAATGAAAGTACAGCTGACCCAGATATTTGTAATATCGTAAAAAAGGTTGCTTATAACGTAATGGAAGCACGACAGCAAAAAGTACCAGCACAAGATTTACAACAAATTGCCGATGGGTTAGCAGATGAAAAAGCCAAGCAGCTTTATCAAGACTTAATTAGCTCAGCTTATGCTGCCAAAGTATTTAAGACAAGTTTCTTTAAACGCCAAGCAATTGAAGATTTTCAAGCAGGGTGGTATGAGGAATGTTTACGTAGAAATGAATAATAATTAAAAAATAATGAGTATTTAATTTTTAAGAACAACTAATTAGTTAAGAGAATAAAAAATAGACTGACAGGTCTGTCTAGGTATTTTAATTTGAAAATAAAATTCGAATTTATAGGTATTTATTTAAAAATAAATGCTCCGAAGATGCCGCTGCATGTCGTTACCCTTGAACCCTAAAGTTCAGCGGGGTTTTACTGATTCTAACAATACAATGCAATATTAAGCAATACCTAGCGATATTAAAAAATCAATATTTTTAATTATTTATATTAAAACAATACAATGCAATATTACACAATCTTTAGCAATACAAAAATAGTCTATTAATGGTCTATTTCGGTAAATATGGTCTATTTTTCTGGTTTAAGTCTATTAAAGGTCTATTTTAATTGATTAAAAAAGCGGCACTTAGCCGCTTATGCTGTGTGTGCCATTTTGTTTTGTTCAATATAAGCCAAAACATCAGCTTTCACATAATTTACTTGGCGTTTATGAGGCTTTGTAAAGGGAATACCTCCACCTTCACATCTTTTCTTTTGCAACCACGGTAAGGATACGTGCATAACAATAGCTACTGTTTCAGGTGGAAAAGTTTGATTATCAGCAGCTTCCCAAAATTCCTTCTTAGCAGCCTCTTTTTCTGCATGTGTCATACGATCTAATTTAGTTAAACGTGACATTTATTTCTCCTTACTTTCTGCTTTAGGATTTGCCCACCAAAGTACTGGGCCATCTTCTGAATCAAATGCTGCAATTAAAAAGAGTCCTTTTTCTGGCGGTTCTGGCTTCCAGTTGGGCCAAACTACTGCATCTTCCGGTATATTGGGTATTTCATCGTAATCTAATAGTTGAGTTTCAATTTCAACTCTAAGGTTCCTCTGAAGTTGTGCCCACTGTTCTCTTGTATAGACTTCTGCACCTTCTTCAAGGGTGTCAAACAATTCAATATCTGGATGAAACCAATTGAAAAGGTTTTCAGGTGGTTCTATTGGCTGGATCTGATATTTAAAACCCGTCTCACTAGATCCATAAAATAGTTTTGCTTCATCAAAGCTTTTGGTTACAAGAGGGGCAGAACCTTTCTTGTAGCAAATTACTATTTCATCAAATTTAAAAACACGTTCAGCTGTCTTCAAATCAAAGCATTGGTACATAGGTTCACTAAACCAACTCTCTACATAAAATAGATTTTTAATATGATCTTTGCGGGAACCGTGCCATTTCTGGACTTTAATAACATCATCGAAAATTTCTATGAAAAAGTTGTTGCCTTCTTTTTCATGCATTCTTCTATAACGCTCAACAGCTCTTTCAGCTATCTCTTTAGAAGCTGCTGGTGTTTGTCTAAAAGGGCTGTAACCTTCAGGTCGCATTGCAACCGCCCATAAAGTTGATTCACTCATCCTTCAGCTCCCATTAATTTAGATTCATCATTAATTCCACAGGTGGCCGCATCCTCTACTATTTGCTTAAAAGTTCTTAGCAAAATGTAATCTGTGCTTTCTGGGAGGCTTTCCCAAAAATAAGTGGTTGTAGCAGTAATGGTTAAAGCTTTAATACTTTTAGCTTTTGGATTTCCATATAGTTTGTGGTTTTGCTTATGGTTTAAGGCGCTTTCTAAGACTCTTTGAACTCGGTTTAAACCACCCCATTCATCAACCTTTTTACAATTCGCGATTATTTTCTCTAAGGCTTTTGGGCAAACTCCACACTCTTTAATCCAGTAGGGGCGAATTTTCAAAAGTTCTTCAGCATCGACTATTTTTCTGTTAAGCATGTTGACAAAAAAAAGTGCTTTTTCTCTTTTATTCATCCTTCCGCTCCTGATTCGCTTTTAACTAATTGTTCAATAAACTCTGCTATTTCATTTGCACCTACTACAAACAAGCCATCAAAAGCTTCGTATGACATAAAAGATTCCTTTGCTATCCATGCTTGAATTTCATTGATGATTTGATTCGGCACCGGCTGAGCTTTGGCTTTATTCCATAACTGCCAAGCATCATTAGTTACAATATTGAAATAGCCATTCATTGTTTCACTGAATGCTAGGATGTCATTTTTACGAATAGCACTTTCACGTTTAAATATTTCTGTAGTTTTGAATTGTGATTCAAAAGGGATACGTTCATTACCTGTCATTTAAGCCACCATCTCTGCATATTCTTCTTTAGTCCACTCAACAAATTCTTTATAAAGCTGCTGAGCGGGTTTATTTAACCGGTTGTTGTAGTCGATAGTTATGCGGCGCCAAGCTACAGGTACCGCATAATGCTTTGTTAGGAACATTGCTTGATCCATGCCTTGCCGGACTATTACGTAGCCCAGCAATTGCAAGTAGTACATAAAACCAAGCATGTGTTTTTGGCTCACTTTCTTGTACTGATCCTTCATATTAGAAACCGTCTCCTAATAAATAATCAGGCTCAGCCTCTTGAAGTGGTGTAGATGTAGGATTCTCTAATTCAAAGCGGCGTTTCTTAACAAAATCCATGAGTCGTGATTGAATCTGTGGATCTCGTGCGGCCACATCTATTTCCAAAGCATTCAATGTTGTGATGTCTGGCGCGTTTTGGATCTGAACCATTAGTGATGGTGGTTCACTCTCTATAGGCTTTTCATCTGCAAGCTCAGTCAAACGCTTGTGAGTAGCTTTGAGTAAAGGATCCATTTGTTTATCTGACCATGTGCGGGTGTATCGATAAACAGCATTTACCTCAGCTGGTGTTTTAGACTCTTTTACTCGTTGCAGAAGGGTATCTAATGTCTTCTGATATTCTGGATCTACTTTAGGCTCGTTAGTTTCTGGAACTAACAGGTCCTCAGATGTGGTGACGTTAGTTTGTTCGGTAATAACAATTGTTGGTTGAGTTTCTGCAGAAATAACTTCACAAGGCTTTTCAGCTTTTGATTTTTTGCCTCTCTGTTTTTTAGGTTCCTCACCAAGACGAATAACACTTAATTCATTGTTGATTTCAAAACCGAGTGCTTTTGAAAAAGCTTTTAATTGAAGCTTGGCGTTTTCGGCATCACGCTGAACAAAACCACTATTAATAGATTCAATTAATGCGGTGGTTTTAAAATTCACGACGTAAATAGAAGGCGAATATGTACTGATTACAAAAACTTCCTGACCCTCTTCATATTCTTCAATAGTCAATGGTTTTGTGAAAGTAATCCCAGCCAGTTCAATAGTTTCGATTTTGATGCAGAATTCAAAACCCGGTTTACCAAAAACAGAAGCGGGGAATTGATCTAAGTCAGAAAAGTCCAACACGTCTCCAGCTGGACGACAAAGAACAGTTTTACCTTTTTGAAGAGCTGCAAATGCTTCAGCTGCAGTTAGTAAATTAGTCATGAATAGCTCTCCTTTTAGTGATGTAACGACTGTTGTTGCTGAACTTGCTGAGGATTATTTTTAGGCGCCCAACCCATCTGATCGGCACGTGCTTGGCATGCTCTATTGATACCAGCCTCGTAAGTAGTGCCTTTAAACTTTTTAATCGCAGCATTTAAGATGTTTGTGTCAGGTGCATCTTTAATTGCTTTCAGAGCATCTTGATATAGTTGGTCCTGAGTACGAGGCGGCTTCTGGTTACCACCCTGAGCGGTTATCTGGTTATTCTGATTTGTATTTTGACCTGCTGGGGTAGAAGCATTTTGCTCTAAATAGGCATAGTCATAGTTGTATAGATATTTACTTCCATCGAAATTACCGAGGTAAACATCAGCTGCCACACCAACAGCTTTAAAAGCTACACCAAGAGCATCAGTAACGGCCTTTTTATAACCTTCATCAATCGCTACTAATTTGCCTTTGTGAATTTCAGCAATTGCTGAACCACCGTTGCCGAAAAATTCCTCACCCCAAACACCATCAATCTTGGTTTTTACTGCTACTTCAGCAAAAGCCATCATGGTTCCATCTGGAGCAGTTTCAGACCATAAACGAACATGTCTATAAGTCCAGCCATGACCTACAGGACCAAAGGCCTGTGTCATAGCCATTAAACGCCATTGAGGGTTAATATCTGATTTACCTTTTAAGTAGCCAATCTCAATCTTTTTAAGAAAATTGGTAGGCGTCTGCTTAACTGCATTCCAGATATGTAAGTTGTCTTTTGAGTTTTCAGTTGTCATTTTTCTTATCCTCATCTAGAGCCGGTGAAGCCGCGTTTTTGCTTGTAAGCCTTGCGGTCATAAGTAGGGATATTTGTTTCACGCAGTTTTATAGCGAGCTGCTTTCTGCGTTGAAAATCGATTTCTTGGGTGAGTTCATTCCAAACTTTTGGATAAGAAGTTTGGAACCTGAACACATTTAAAGGCGTCTTAACTCCGTCTTTAACTTTGTAAAGAACTGAGCCATTAGCATTAGATGCGTACACTTGCCAGCCAATGCGAACTGAATACAGCCCTTTATCATCACGGCCTAAAAATGACTTGTAGCCGTCAGGATGTTTTTTGAAATTAGTCATCTTTAAGCCTCCACCAACTTGTTACGTTCGATGAAGCCTTTTAGAAGATCATTTATATTTCGGATGTCTTCAAATTCGGTGAAATCGTTATATGACTTACCATTAACATCAGTAATTTCATTTACTGTGAGTTGAGTAATTTCAACAGCAGTGAATTCAGAACCCGGTACGCCGTAACTGTCTGGATGAGCTTCAAAATCAAAGCTAACGTTTAAACGGAAGCTATCTAATTTGATGACAGCAACGCCAGAATGTTTACCTGTGATTTTCGCGGTTAACACACCGTAAGTACTTGGTTGAGTTTTAGGTGTAAAAAGAGTAGGTGCGTCTTTTGTTTGGAAAGCTGGTTGTAGCTGGCAAGCAACTAAAGAACCACCTGAGATTGCAAGAGCAGCCATGCTGACAAATGCAAAGGAGTTGAAAGGGGTAGCTTTTACGTTCATAATTGATCTCGCAGTTTGCAAAAGCACATCGGACCTGGGGAGGGGCGGTGTGCTTTTTTGATGTCTACGAGATAAATATAAGAAAACTTAGTTTTATTGTCAATAAGAAATCTTATTTTAATTTAAGAAAGCTTACTTTTATGCTTTAATAGACAAAAGAAAACCCAACTATCAAAGGTGATAGAAATGAGTCTAGGCGAAGAAATGTTTGAATGGCGCAAGCAGATGGTTGAGAAACTACTGCTTCAGGAAAGTAATATTGATCAACTAGAAGAAAAAGTTGATCGTGCTGAAAAGATTCTTTTTGGTGATTGCACAGCCGCTTTCAAAATAGAGTGCACGCTTCGGAACGCGTATGCGCTGAAAGCTATTCTTGATGACTTTGCCACCAAGAATAACTGCAAGCTGAGTATAGTAGAGTGTGAGTAATCAGGGTTAGCTCATTCCTGAAATGGGTTTTGATGTGGCTTTAGGCTTTGGCTTAAGTTCTTTTAAAGCTTCTTCTACCGCTTTCAGTGATTCCTGGTAGGTTTTAACCCAAAGATCAGCACTTTTTATATTGATGGTTGAAGGATCAGTATCAGCAATGGTTGCCTTAGTAAGCTCTAACGCTAGAGCTTCTATGATTTCAGTTTTCATATTTTCTCCGATATTAATGGTTATTTAAGATCAATGTTGGCACAAAGTCTTAATCCCATAATATCAGGGAAAATTTGAATATATTAAAAAAGAAAACCCACACTAGGTGGGTTGGATGTTAATAAACGTTAATAGTTCTTGATGTACATGATAGGTTTATCTATAATACAAACATGGATTGGGCATTCCCGGTCGGCAAAGAGCTTTGGTGCATTCATCAAGGCTCTTTGTTTTTATGGATATATCTTTAGTCCATACCCCATGTAATTATTTCCAACAGCATTCCTACCACCCTTACAATAAAACTTAGCTCTTAAAATATCAAAAGCCCTATTTGACTGAGAGGGGTTAATCACATGCCTTCCAATTGGTCTAGCTACTAAGTCAGCAAATTGCAAACCTGAAGAATTAGTTTTTTTTGAGGCAAAAATGATATCAAAAGGCAAAGGCTTATTGTGGTAATTACCTAACGGATCACAAATCCGCCTAAAACCTAGTTCAAGCTGTGAATCCTCATTCTTACCTCTCGATTCAACAACAATATGAGTTAGTCGATTATTTTGGTGCTTTTCCCTGAGAAAATAATATAAGCGCTCAAGACAAAATTTCATTGCAACTTCATATGGATTTGCATCTCGTTTAATTAATCTATCTTTGCGAATTACTGAACTAATCAAAATAAAATTATTGTCATTCATTAAACAGTTAAGGTCATCCATAAGGGCCTCCATTCGGCTTCTATCAAGGCTAGCAAAATGCGAGGTTCTTTTTCTAATATCACGCTCATGTAGTATTATTATGTCATGCCCAAAATGTTTAAACTTTAACTGTTCAACCGATTTAACTATTGTGTCCGTATAGTATCTTTTGTGAAAAATACAGAATGATAAGACAAATACTGGAAAGTCAGGATCATTGTTAAGCATATCAACGCTTCCACTCTCATCCACATAAACAATGAAGTCACTATAATCCATAAAAAACATCCTATTATTCTAAACTCTACGTTGGACTCACAGTTGACTTGTCATCTTTTCTGAAAACATTGGTTTCCCCAGCTTTCCTTCTTTCACCACCTGCACGACCTGCTCATTAGTAAGCACAGGAATAAAGACTTTGTCGCCAATATCTTTAGAAAGAATCTTCACTTCTTCGGCTGTTAGCACCAAAGCTTCACCATGTTTCGCAGCATCATTGATGCGAGCAATAATCTGGTTGATTGGTCGTTTTGAATTGTCCATAAGTCTTCCTGTGATTAATGCGAATAAGGATGTTCTTGTCTATGCTGACTTGGCGGCACGATATCTGTAATAGCGGTAATACTTTCAACCTCGTCCATTTCAAAGAAAAATCGCTCACCACCATTCACAGAAAGCAAACTTAAAACCCCACCATTGATGCCGACAAATTCTTTAATTGTGCATCTTCCATCCTTCAAGCACACCTGAACAAACTCATTTGGCACAAGATCTGCATCAGGGTCGCATACAACATACCAGCCATTACGAATTGCTGGAAACATTGAGTCGCCAGTGCCTTTAATGCCATAGGCTCTTGGTCCTGCTGAGTGAGTTGGAACATACCCATCTCCAGCATTGCCTTCATAACCCATATCTGTGAAATAGCCATCCATGCCCATCTTGGAGTAAGCCTTAACAGGAACATATCTTTTTTGGGTGGGGAATGATTTAACAGGTGTTTCAAGAAATTTAACAGCATCTTCGCTATCGGGAATATTGTATTTTTTCTTAAAAGCTTCGATATCCAGAACTTTCAATTGTGTAACAGTGCTATCCAACTTAGGGCCGCTTTCATCTCCATTAGTTATATATGAAGTCGACACTCCGAAATAAGCGGCCATTTTGCTTAATGGGTCTGCTTTAGGAGCATAAGCATCTTTCTCCCAACCAGTGACATTGGGCGCACTAACTCCGGCGATTTTTGCCAACTCGCCTTGGGTTAATTTCTTTTCTCTTCGTAAGGCGCGAATACGCTGACCCATAGTTTCTAGATTCTTCATATAAGTTATCTTACATCTTGCAAAAATAAGTTATCTTTGTTTTAATACTAAGAAATCTTATTTTTGAGGTTGCACAAATGACCAAACAGGAAGCTTATGAGTTGCTTGGTGTCAATGGTGTTGGCTTAGCAAAGTTATTAGGAATTGAGCCACCTGCTGTTTACCAGTGGCCAAATGAAAAGATTCCTTTAGCTCGCGAATACCAAATCAGAGATTTGGCAAATGGCAAAGAACCAATCAAACGAACTACTTCAAATGCTTAGGACCTAACCATGAGCAAATTATCAGTTGATATATCTGCAAGCGCCAGAAATGGCGTATCCCGCATATTGCATGGTCTTGATATAAGCAATCAAAAAGAGATTGCTGAACAATTAAAAGTTGATCCAAGCACTATTACTCGGCTTAAAACGGATAAGAAAAACAATGGCTTGAATGAAATTGAAATGTTTTGCGAGCTATTGAGTTTACTTGGTTTAAAAGTCGTTCCTAAAGATTATCAGAGCATTGATAAAGAACGTGTTGCTGCACTTTTAGTTATGTCTAAAAGCTGGATGAACCGTATAGAAACGGTGGATGACTTATTTCATGACGAAATCAGTGGTCAAAAAGAAAAGCTTGGATATTAAAAAACCACTACCTGCTGTAACAGGAGTGGTTAGGCATTCAATTGAGGTGGATCAAATGAACATAAACAATTTATCAGAACAACCAATCGAACTCAACTCACCTGATTTTTTAATAGGTGACGTTGTAGTGCTTACTAAAGAGTGCCGTACTTTCAAATCAAATGATTTGTTTGAAGTTAAAAACAAAACTTTGACTAGTTTATGGACCATCAAATCAGAGAATCATTTGATTCTAGTTTCTTCAAAAGAAATCCGCACAGCAACAGTTGCTGAACTTAACGCCAAACGCCGACTAACAAGCGCTGAGCAAGCATTAGCGGAGGTGTCATGAACAGCTTTACACAGCAAATCAAAGATTCTCGCCAGCAAAGTGAAATCCAATCTTTCTATGAGCCTGCATTGCGAGTACTTGGACACCTATTTGAGGTGAAAAAGCAAAATTTACGTAACAAAGGGTATGACGAAAATAATGCGGCGGTAACCAAAGTTGAATTTTCAGAGGCTATGGCTCGTCAATTTCGCATAACGCAGTGGTTAGCACAGCAGATTGTAACCAGCTTAACCAAGGCGTGTTTGGTTGATTCTTTTGGAGGCTATGTTAAGCCAAAGGGTGGTGAAAAGTGAGATATGCGGAAAGAAGAAAACAGGATATTTCCATTTCCACCACACCGCTAGAGGTGGTAATTCCACTGGAACAACCAGTAACGATCTATTCGGCTAAAGAATTAGCAGCCATGCCACTTTCAGTTATGAATGCCGCAATTGAGGCTCAGGAAAGATTTTATCAACTTGAGGAATTAACTCATATGGGGGGGCAGGCTATAGCAGTTCGCCGTCTCATGGAGGATGGGCACAAACTAATTCAGGTGAAAGAAAAGTCACGTACACGCTACAAAATCAACAACGAGTTTATCCCACCAAGAATTATTCGTCAGTTGGAAATGCGCGGTCTTGTAAAATTAGGAGCAGTCACTGATGTATAAATATCTCCACCATATCAGCGACTTTATGGTTGCTACAGCGCACCTTAGCCCAGTTGAAGAGTGCTTTTATCGCCGTGCTCTCGATTTTTATTATTTGAATGAAAAACCATTACCCAAAGAAACCCAGTCGGTTTTTCGTCGGTTACGTGCAAATACCCAAGAAGAAAGGGATGCAGTATTAATTGTGCTGCAAGAGTTTTTTGTGGAAGAGGAAGACGGGTTTCACAACAAACGTTGTGATTCAGAAATCGCCGCTTATCAAAAAGTAGGGGATAAAAATCGTGAAAATGGTAAGAAAGGTGGGCGTCCACGTAAGGAAAAACCAAAAGAAAACCAAAGTGAAGGCGACTCGGTTAATTCTGAAAACCCACAAAAACCCAGTGGGTTAATTTTGGGTTCTGAAAGTGAAAGCCAAAAAAACCTTAACCATAAACCGTTAACCGATAACCAATATATAGATAGTAGTAATGCGCGTGAAGAAAATTCGCAATTTACACCAATCCAATTTGCTCAGTATCAGATCGATGATCACAAGCGTTATTCAATGCGTGAATTCATTTCTGAATACAGCGAGTTTCAATACGACTTCATCTCACTTGCTCAACAAAGATTTGTTTCTGTACCTGAAATCGACTTGAGAACCATGATTCAAAATTTCGGTGACTGGTACTTTGCAAACGAATCAAGTTCGTTGAATACACCAAGCATCTGGTTGGTTAAGTGGTTCTCTTGGGTTCAAAACAACGAGAAACAAGTTGCTGCAAACCGCAAGAAACAAGAGCAAATCACTTCAACCGGTCAAAAACCACAAGAGTCGGGTTACTTCGCTAATCTTTTTGAAGAACAGAGCGAATCTCAAATCGTGGATGTAACCCCAGCAAAAAAGTTTCCAATGATTGAGGAGGTAGGTCATGCATGAGATTACCTTGAACGAAGTGCGTCAATTAATCGCTTCTCTTCGCACTGTTTACGCTGCTCAGTTCAATAAGCAATTTCCAGCAACAGGCGAAAGTGCAATTCCTCTGTCAGTGGTTGAGCAAATCGCACTTAAAACACTGGTTGGCGTTCAACAAAACCAATTTAACAACGCACTTGCTCGATTACTTACAGCAGGTGGACGCTTTATGCCGTCATTTGCCGAGTTTCGCACCTGGTGTATCGGTGAAAGTTGGATGTCTCCAGAAGAAGCTTGGTCACGTGCATGTAAGTTTACTGCTGATCGTTCGGTGGTTATTACACAAATTACAAAGTATGCATTAGACGAAGTTATGTACTTGATCGAAGCCGGTCAAATGAGAGCAGCTCAAGATAATTTCTTCGGGACATACAACGTGATGGTGGCTAAAGCTCAGTTAAAAGGCCGTCAGCAAGAGTTTTACACTCCACCGCTACAACTAGAGCATAAAGAACCTGAACACACCCCAGTAAGCAATGACGAAGCGCAAAAGCATCTCCAATCATTGATGGAACGTTTAAAAATCAATGGTCGTAAACCTGCACCAGTACAAAAGCTTAAGGCTAAGGAAAAAGAGCCTGAGCTTACAAAAGAATTAGGACCAGATCCTTTCGATAATCCACACGAATACGCAGAGATGTGCCGTCGGGAGGGTATGCCAATCCCTAGAAATATTCTTCAGCTAATTGATGGAGCGAATGTATGAATGCAGTTGAGTTTATGAAGGAACATGGAATCGAAAAGGCTCGATTTGTTATTGGATCTGCTGAAGTAGGTGGTGTTGTAACCCCAAAGATTTTAGACCTTAAAAAATTGGTTCAATCGTTGGAACTAATAGAGCAAATTGGTGGAGTTGAAGTTGCTAAAGGCAAAGTATTTATTGCTGATTTCAATGATTTCAAAATGATCAAATTTTTAATAGGTAATAAAGATTTTGTTGTTCATATAAAAAGAGTTCAGGAGGCTATAGCAGACCACGAAGCAGTTAATGGAAATGAGATAGATCCTTTAATCAAGTTAAAAGCTGGTTTAACAAAGTTAAGAGATAAATTTATAAACGATGCCCATGCATTAACGCTTTTGGGTGACCTAGATAAATCACGTGTTTATAACGGCATTGCTAATCAATTAGATCACTTATTAAAGGGCGGTGCTTAATGTCATCAATGAGCCTTGCTGAATATCGTGAATTATTTCCTATTCAGAAAAATAAAAAGCGCCGTTCAGCAAAGCAAGGTACAAGACAGCCGAGTGAAGGCGAGACGGTATTAGCAACACATTTAAAAGCATGCAAGATCAGTTTTGAACAGGAATATAAATTCCATCCTGAACGTAAATGGAGAGCAGATTTTTTAATAACGGGTACAAAGATTTTGATTGAGGTGGAAGGCGGGATCTGGAGTGGAGGCCGTCATACAAGGGGCAAAGGCTATATAGGGGATATGGAGAAATACAACTCCGCAGCAATGATGGGTTTTACAGTTTTACGGTTCAGCACAGAGCAAGTGAAAGCAGGCGTGGCGATTAAACAAATTGAGCAATTGGTAGGTGAAAAATGAGTGCAGTTTTAAAAACACAACAAATGGATTGGTCTAAATATACTATTGACGGTTGGTTAGAGCAGTTTGGCGCATGGTGTGAAACAGTTAGAATGAAAGGGGGTGATTTGCCAGATGGGCTTCATATCAATCAAATTTACTGGTTGATGCGTGAAGCTGGCAAAGAAGTACAAAAAAGTAAATCTTATATTCGATGTGAGATCAGTGATTATGAGGCGGATCAAATTCAAGCACTTTTACGAAGTCTATTAAATTCTGATAAAACAGATTTTACAACTAAGTTTGCATTAATTTGTTTAATTAAAAATAAGGTTGAAAATAAAGGATTGTTGAAGGTTGCTCAAGAAACAAACCAATCTAAAGCTCAGGTCGCAATTATGGTGAGTTGCGCTAGATTTTATTTATTAGGTCATGATAAAAGATTAAGACAAAATGGAGGTTCAAATGAAAACATACACTGTAAAACTATATGAAGGCGTTAGTCGGGAGAAAGTTAATGAAACTTTGAAATACTACCCTGATTATTTTGGTAAAATATCAATAATTACAAATGTAATTAATAATAAATTGCAATTAACACTAAAAGCATTTGAAGGAATCGACGTTATAACTGCCAATGATCTAATGATTAAAATCGTTGAACGTTTAAAAGCTTCTCAATTAGTAGAAAAGCATAATTTAGACTTGTTGACTGTCTAGACGCTTTATGGCATATTTTTGATATAGTGGACAAAGTTATAAGCGTTGCACCAATTTGTTTTAAAAGCTCACTTAATCGTGGGCTTTTAATTAGGATTTGAAAAAACATGAAATTTATCGTATATTAAACAGGTATTCTACTTCCTATGTAGTTATTCAGTTTATAGTCCGTACCTTCCCCAAGGTACGGATTTTTTTTATTTTTTGCTATATAGTCCAGGCTGGTAAAAATGAATATCTGTGTGGGTGGTGAATTAGATGGGCAAGTGATAGAAAAAAAGGGGTGTTAAGAACAAAGATGTATATAAATATTATAAAACTCAGTAATTGCATAATAAATTCAAATATTTACTTAAAATCAGGGTGACCGAATTTAAACAATCTTTACCTAGGCGAAGGATTTAGTAACTCAAATAAACATTATTTTAGACGGATAATTATAAAAAACGGAGTACAAATGTCATGAATAAGAATGTAGAGCTAATAAATTACATTGATGTAGCTGAGACAGTTTACGAACGGGTATATGAAAATAATAAAATTTCAAATAATTTGATTGTTAATCTAAATCGCATAATGGCTGAGATAAAGAATCAAGCTGCAGAAAAAAAACTCAAATTGAAGTACAGCTCAATAGACTTTGAATATTGTTTAAGTTTGCCTTTAGCTGATCGCAAAATAAAAGTAGATTTAAGCCTTATACCTCATTTTGAAGATCGTGAAGAAAGTATTTTGTGGTTAACTAACTTTATTGGAAAAATTTGTGAGCCCAGAAAGATGCAAAGACAGAAAAAAAAACTTCATTAAGTACCTGTGAATTTTAGATGAACCGCCCTTAAAGCGGTTTTTTATTGCTAGTAGAATATTTAAGGTATCTTTTCTAATAGGCACATACTATTGAAGTGTTTTTTATTTATTTTTTAGATTGAAAAGATTGCTATTTAAGTAATTTAAATATAAAAATCTTTATTGATTGAGAGTAGTTGTTATACAGGATATTTATAAGGATTTTAAAATGACAATTATCACATTGCTCGATGTTAAGACGAAGAAGAAGGTGATAGTTCGGTCCGTAATAGACCCAATAGCAAGAATAGACAAAAAAGGGAATATACAAATTATTCAAATTCATAAATGGCTATATGATGAATCTGGAGATTTCGTTGATGAAGACTTATATGAGGCACTCAACAATGGAGAAGTTGGAATATACATAACTTTGCAGTATATGATCATTAATATTGAAAATTAATTATTTTTTATTTTTAGTCAGTTTGAGTTCTTACTCTCTAGAGCCTAATGGTTACTACACATAAGACCTTATTAAGTATTACCTATTGATGGGCACATATTCTTTATAACTCTTGATAAGTAAAAAAATTATGTAGGCTAAAAATAAAACTATTTAAAAAAGAAATCTTTATCTATTTAAATATGAATATTTGATATTTTTAATTCAATCCCTATTGCTAGTGCTTAAATATTATGCCAATATGAAGTTGGAAATATTTCCGAATAGATATTTCCTATTTCAGGTTTAAGCGTTTTTTTCGCTAAGTCCATTTCTGAATAAAAATAGGAAGTGGGCTTTTTTATTTTTAAATATTTCTGTATTATCAGTGTGTTGCTGTAAGTAACACTAAACCTTATTGATCAGCGCAAATATCAAAAAAGGGGGAGCTTGCCTACTAGGCAAGCTTTTTAAATTGATAATTTAAACACAATAATCCATTTTAAAGCTCAATAGAAAAATCAAACTTCCCTAGCTTTTATTCGTACTAATTTATTGAATATAATCGTTTTTATAATTTTTAAAATTTCCTTAAACTAAAAATGGAAAATTTCTTGTTGCAACATTGTTATAATAGGATTACCTTAAGAAAAATACTTTATAAAAATGAGGAGCTGCTGAAATGCCACAGTATCTCATGTTTGCGGAAAATATTTATAACAAAATTAAAGATGAGGAATTGTTTTCACATGACTGTATTGAAAATATGAACTTACTTATGACATGTATACGCAGAGAAATTGAGGGAACAGAATTTAAATTAAAATATAATTTTATTGATTTTGTTGAATTGTTTAGTAGACCATTAGATGAATGTAAAGTAAAAATAGATGTGAGTTTGATTCCTCCTCATAATTCAGAAGGTGAGTATATTTTATGGTTAGCTGGATTAATCGAAAAAATTACAGAAGGTGGACCTAAACCACCTCCGCCTATAAAGAAGTTTATTCCAGAGTATATGAGCTTGAAATTTGAATTAGATTTTTTACCCTTAAATGAGGAAAAAATTCAAAACGAAGGTAAAGAAATTACGGATTACTTTAATTCAAAGCTTTATAAGGCAACTTTTAAGAAGTAATACTATATTGCCTGTGAGTTTAGCCACCGCCTAAGGGCGGTTTTTTTTATGGGTAAGAATAATGGATTCTACAGAATACTTTTGGCTTACTCGGAAAAAAGAACCTAAAACTAAACCTAAAAGCCGGCCATTGCCTAAGGCGAAGCAAAAATATCTCGAGGCTGAGGCAACACTTAAGGAAGAGCTTGAGGATTTGGCGATTGGATTTGAAAGTAAGTTTCAGCCGATCCATACCAAACACTGGCGCTTTGATTTTCATATAGTGAAATTGCGTTTGCTCATTGAAATTGAGGGTGGTCCCTGGTCTGGTGGGCGTGGTGGAAAGCTGTCAAATAAAGCATGGAGTCTTGATCGTTATGATCAAGCTGAAGAAATGGGTTACAAAATAGAGCGCTTTCATCCAGATTCTGTTTTGTCGGGATATGTCATTAACTGGATTAAAGACGAATTAGCGAGAATTGAAGATGGAGCAAATAAGACCATTTCCACCGACTGATTTTATTGATCAAGCAGATGAAGAAGAAGCAATTCGATTAGCGCCAGCCCCTGATTTAATGAATTGGGTAATTGCAAATTTTTTAACTATTGGTGGTCCTTTGCATAACCCTGACCATGACCATATTGCTGAACTAATACATGACAATGAGGAGTTCTTGGCTTTTGCTTGGGCATCATCGGCTTGTATGGCTAAAAAGCGTATGGTTTTAGGCCAATGTGAAAAAGTTATGTTTAATCAGGGCGGGTGGAAAAAAGCTCGTCAAGAGCAGCAAATGCGCGATTGGTTTGGCTATGTGCCTGTGTACCTCATCACAATTGATGCAAGTTATTGCGATCAGGCGACTGATCGTGATTTTTGTGCGCTTATAGAACATGAGCTTTACCACATTGGTGTAGAGCGTGATGAAGACGGTGATCCAATTATTAGCGAAATGACTGGCTTACCAAAACACTATTTAGCTGGCCATGACGTTGAAGAATTTGTTGGCGTAGTAAAAAGATGGGGAGCGGACGAAAGCGTGAAGCGACTTATTGAAGTGGCGAAACAAGCGCCGTTTGTATCAGATGTGAATATTTCAAAGTGCTGTGGGACATGTTTAATAAGTTGAGCCTTCTGGCTCATTTTTTTTGCCATGTTTCCTTGACGTACCTTGACGGATATAGAGAAATGGCGACATTAAACAAGAAGCAGAAACTCTTTATTGTACAATCGCTTGCTGTATTTAATACCCCCCAAGAAACAGTAAGTCTCGTCAAGGAAGAATTTGACATTGATGTTTCGAGACAGCAGGTAGAGTCATATGACCCTACAAAGTTTGCTGGTAGAGACTTAAGTAAGGAGCTCAAAGAAATTTTCGAAAAAACACGGGAAGAGTATTTGAGCCAGCCACTAAATAAAATCAGTGGAGCAAATGACATTGTTCAGTTGAAGATTTTAAGTGATTTGCTTTGGACTAAAAAAAACAATGTGACCATGACAATTAAGATCGTGGACCAAATACAAAAGATCATGAAAGGGTTTTATGACAAAAGGGGAGAACAATGTAATAAAGGTGGTAATTCAGATGCATGCCAAACAAAAGCTGAAGTCGAACTCGAGATTAAAAAGCTCGAACTTCAGAAGTTACAGCGTGAAGTGAATCCCCCTGAGTATCGTCCACCTGAAGAGGATTACAAGCTTGTGCTGAATCCTGATGAGGAGATACCAAATGAGCCAATTCTTTAATCCTCCAGAAGGTTCAGTTCAATTAACTCCTAAGCAAGCCAATATTTATTTATGGGGCTGGCAAAAAGAAGCCCGGTTTCGTGATGCCGTTTGTGGCCGACGTTTCGGTAAAACATTCTTGGCCAAAGCGGAAATGCGAAGAGCAGCCAGACTTGCCGCAAAATGGAATGTTTCTGTTGAAGATGAGATTTGGTATGCAGCGCCTACATTTAAGCAAGCTAAACGGGTCTTTTGGAAGCGATTAAAACAAGCAATTCCGGCATCTTGGCGAGCTAGAAAGCCGAATGAAACTGAATGCTCAATTACTTTAAGAAGTGGCCATATTATCAGAGTTGTAGGTCTAGATAACTATGATGACCTTCGTGGATCTGGTCTATTTTTCTTAATTATTGATGAATGGGCTGACTGTAAATGGGCCGCATGGGAGGAAGTACTTCGCCCGATGCTTTCTACTTGCAAATATATGGTGAATGGAGAGCAGCGAGTCGGTGGCCATGTTTTACGTATTGGCACACCTAAAGGCTTTAACCATTGTTATGACACATTCATGGATGGTCAGCCCGGTCATGAACCAGATTGTAAAAGCTTTTCCTATACATCCCTTCAGGGTGGAAATATTCCTGAGTCTGAAATCATTGTTGCTAAGCGCAAAATGGATCCTAAGACTTTTAGTCAGGAATATGAAGCAAGCTTTGAGAGCTATCAGGGCGTTATCTACTACTGTTTTAACCGGTTACTGAATGCATCAACTGAAACAGTTAAGCCAAATGATGTGCTTCATATTGGGATGGACTTTAACGTTACCAAGATGGCTGCTGTTGTGTATATACGCCGTGGTGAACATATGCATGCGGTCGATGAGTTCGTAAATCTGTTCGATACTCCAGCAATGATTGAGGCTATCCAAGGACGATATCCTAATCATGAGGTTGCAGTTTATCCGGATGCTTCTGGTGAAAACCGAAAGTCGAGCAATGCTAGTGAAACGGATCTGGCGCTACTTAGAAAGGCTGGTTTTAAAGTCCATGTGAACAGTAGAAACCCAGCAGTTAAAGATCGTATTAACTCTATGAACGGTATGCTCTGCAATACATTATCTGAGCGCAGATTATTCGTGAATGTTGATAAGTGTCCTCACTTTGCTAAATGCCTAGAGCGACAAATCTATGATGATTATGGACAGCCGGATAAGAGTGCCGGTTTTGACCATATGAATGATGCAGGTACATATCCAATCGCTTATTTATTCCCGATCGACAAGAAATCTGTTGGAGTTCGAAGGATTCGCGGAATGTCTTAAACAACGCACCTTTTCAGGTGCTTTTTTATTGGTGTTTTTATGGCAGTTACTGATAAACATCCGCAGTATATTGCTGCACAAAAAAGCTGGTTGATTATGCGTGACGCCGTTGCTGGTGAAGAGCAGATCAAACAGGCACAAACAAAGTACCTAGCTAAATCGGCCGGAATGATTGAGGCTGAAAAGCAAGGTGATACGACTGGAGAGATTTATAAGGCCTATCTAAGTCGAGCTCAGTATCCGCTATGGGTTCAGGACGCATTACGCACAATGATCGGGTTAGTTTCAAAGCTTGAGCCGAATATTGTGATTGAAAGTTCTCTACTTAAAGGATTGATAGAGAATGCAACTAATGACGGTTTTGGGCTTAAACAGCTCTTTATTCGCATTTGTTCAGAGTTGCTAGAGTTTGGGCGCTGTGGGCTGCTTGTTGATGTTGATGCTAAAGGAGTGCCATATTTCGCCTTATATGATGCGTTATCTATTATCAACTGGAAGGAAAACAGTATCGGTGGTCGAAAGGATTTAAAACTGTTAGTGCTCGAGGAGCAATTTGATAATAGTGAAGATGAATTCGGGCACGAAACTAAAACGGTTCACCGCGTTCTATCTATGGATGATGGAGCATTAGCGGTCCGATTGTTCGATGGTTCAAATGTGGAGGATAAAACTCCTGATCTCGGCGGTAATCAACTTCCTTTCACACCATTTGTTTTCTGCGGTGCCACTAGTAATTCTCCGGATGTAGGTACCATACCGCTTTTGACAATGGCCAAGGCTGCTCTGAAGTATTACCAACTTAGTGCAGATTATTACCAGTCACTTCACCATACAGCTCATCCGCAGCCTTGGATTAATGGACTTGAGGGTGATGAAGATATTAGCGTTACTGGTGTTATGGCTGTCTGGAGTCTTCCTCCAAATTCACAATGTGGTTATTTAGAAATTTCAGGTAACGGCATTGAACTCACTAAAAAGGAAATGGATGCGCAAAAAAATTCAGCATTAGAAGCTGGGGCTAAAGTAGTTGATACCAATACACAGGAATCAGGTGAAGCGCGCCGTGCACGGCAAGACGATCAGCAAGCAAGTCTTCACAGTATCGTGATGTGTGCAGCTGCAGCAATTGAACAAGCCATTAAGTATGCAGCGCAGTGGTTAAAGCTGGATTCGACAAAATATTCATTTACGGTTGAACCTGAGTTTATTGTGCAGGTCACGGATATTAATCTTGCAAAACAGCTTTATGAGGGTGCTATTTCAGGGAAAAACTCTTTCCGCACATATTGGGAATACCTGATGACAGGTAAATTACCAGCTCACGACTATCAGGAAGAAGTGAAGCGGGTAGAAATAGAGCGAGATAACACTCCTTTGTAGAGGTGATGTATGGCTTCAAAAGAAGATAAATCATTGATTGAAGTACTTACCCAACATCAGGCGTACTTATATCGGGTATCTTCTCAATCTGTTAATGAGCTACTAAAAATCTTTAATGATGAGTCAATATTAATGTTGGCAAAGCTTCGGGATTTGCTTGATGAATTAAATGATTCTGAAAAGATGGCTCTAGCAAGTGGACAGTACACAACGTCAAATCTGAAGGAAGTTCGTGATCTGATTGCTCAGTGGTTTACTGCAATAAACACTGCATTACCTGAAGCTTTCGCTGTTTCTGCTACTGCCTTGGCAGTTTATGAAGCTAATTACACGGCGAAGCTATATGGAGGCAAGATCAAAAAACCAAATGGTGAAAAGCTATATGCAGCAGCTAAAAAAATACCATTGGTAGGTGGGGCTCTTGTTGATGATCTGCTATCAAGAATTGCTGAAAATGCCCGCCAAAAGGTTGAGTATGCAATTCGGGATGGCATTAACTCAGGTAAAACAAATCAGGAAATAGTTCAGCGTATTCGCGGAACCAAGCGCCTTAATTATGAGGATGGGCTTTTAAGTAGCTCTAAGACGGATATTGAACGTACCGTAAGAACAGTTCGCAGTCATGTTGCCAATCAAGCATATTTAGACACTTTCAATAAAATCGGTTTTGAGTATGTACGTTTTGTCAGTGTCTTAGATGGTAGAACAACGAAATTATGTGCTTCTTTGGACGGATCTGTTTGGGAAGTGAATGACCCAGCAAAGCGGGTACCGCCGTTGCATCCAAATTGCCGCAGTATTCTGGTGCCCGTAGAGAAAGACGGGAAATTAGTTGGTGAACGGCCATTTGTCATGGACGAACGTCGAGTTAAAGACATTCCAAAAGATGAGCGGAGCCAATTAATAGGGCAGCTAGATGCCAACACTACATTTAAAGAGTTCTTTAAGAAAACAGATGATTTCTTTCAAAGGGAGTGGCTAGGGCCAAAGCGCTTTAAGCTCTATAAAGATGGGAAATTTGATTTTGATAAGTTCTTTGATCCTGAAGGCCGTTTCTATAGCTTAGATGATTTGAGAAAGTTGGATGAAAAAGCTTTTAAAAAGTTGGGTCTGTAATTTTTCTTATGTTATATTTTTTAAAACATCAGAATTTATACAATATGAAAACAATAGCTTTTGTATGTCTAACCCTAATTTCCATCACTTGTTTAGCTGAACCAAGTCAAAAATATCTTAAAGAATATGATCGATTGTCTGAAGCTTTGGAGTCAGCAATGGCAAATGCATATTCTTTTGATCCTGCAACTGGTCAAGTAAAACAGGCTACTCAAGGTTTAGAAGCTAAAAATAATTTATGTAGAGCTGCCCAGGCGAAACTAAACCTCACCACGTTTTTAAAAGACAATTTAGAGGAATCTAAAGAGCTTTATAAATCTATTGATGGTGCAGAGACTCTAGATAAAAATTATCTTAGTGGACAACAGCAGGAACAACAAACTCTCGTTTCAAATTTGAAAAAAGACCTTGTTGGAACTGGATTTAACTGTGAGTAATTATCGCCGATGACAGGCAATCCTAAATTCACTTTAGACACAATTTTCACCTATAAAAGCGCCCAAACAGCGCTTTTGTCATTTATGGAGTTTGGCTTATGAGTGAATCAAAAGTTAGACATTTAGTACTTAAGCGTCACCCAATCTTAAAAGGCTTTTTAGTTGTGTGTGATGAAGAAACTGGAATGCCACTGGCAGGGCAAAAAGCGGTTCATATGAATAGTGATGCTCAAGATGGACCAACAACGATTAGCGTAACATTCGAGGCTTATGGTGAGAATGGAGTCCGCTTAGTAGGTGATGAGCCAAGAGCACTTTTAACAAAGTAAACGTAGCGAAAGGTGGTAAAAATGTCTGAAATATCAGTTGCTGAATATGTAAAGAGAAAAGAAGAGTTAGAAAGAACACTAACAGGCCATATTGCTGAATTGATCAGTAAATTTGAAAAAGATACAGGCGTAAATGTTCAAGATGTTTATGCGAATTTTTCTAGTGCCACATGCTTGGGTGGTTCTGAAAAACACTTTCTAACTGGTGTGACAGTTAAAACCTCAATTTCTAATTAATCCAATTTATTAATTCAATAGCACCTTCGGGTGCTTTTTTTGTGAGTATTAAAATGAGCAAGAAACTATTAACAGCATCTATGGTTGCATACATTGGTACTAAGTCAGTTTTAGCAACGCCCATGACGCGTGGTGAATACAATGAATACCAAGGGTGGCAAATCCCTGAAAATGAAGACCCAAGTGATCCTGGTTATTTAATCGAATACAAAGATGGTGGCAAGGCTAATCATCCAGATCATGAAGGTTATATTACTTGGTCGCCAAAAGATGTTTTTGAGCATTCATATCAACTAGATGGTTTTCAAAATTGTGTAATGGGCCGTGAAATTCATAAAGATGATAATGGAGTAACAGTTACCCATAACGAAACTGTTAAAACCCGTGATGGTGAACAGTCTCTTGAAACCGGTCATTTCTATGACATCGTAACTGGAGATTCACTTACTCCAATTCAATTTCAACTTGGTCCAGTTAAGGAAGTTGGAGTAAATGGCATCACGAATGAAGCATTACTTGCGATAGTTTTACATCGTTTACGTGTTCTGAATGAAAAGTTTCCTTGCCGCGAAAATTCACTTGCTATTACCAATATTGAGCAAGGTCAAATGTGGCTAGAGCAACGTACCCGAAATCGTCAGAAGCGTGGTGTTGAAGGTTTTAACATCGCTTAACTTTATTAATCGAAATACAGCGTCCTAATGGGCGCTTTTTTAATGCCTGAAGCTAAGCAGAGGGTTCAACAATTAAACCCGCTAAGCGGTATCTCTAGGAGATTTTTAAATGCCAGACGAAATCAAAGTTGATTTGGAAAATCCTGAAATTAAAGCAGCTATTCAAGACGCCGTTGATGAAGCTGTTAAAGGTCTTAAAGATAAGAACGCTGAACTTATCAAAGATAAAAAAGAGTTGAAAGATGAACTAGGTTCATTGAAATCAAAGGTTGAGGGTTTAGATCTGGATGCAATCAAGGTCCTGCTTGATAAATCAAATCAGGATGAAGAATCCAAACTTATTGCAGAAGGCAAGATTGAAGAAGTTATTCAGAAACGCACTGAGAAGATGCGTGAAGAGCATGACAAGGTTCTTAAGGCAGAGAAAGAACGGGCAGATAAAGCTGAAGCTTATGCCGAGAAATTCAAGAAATCAGTAGTGCAAAGCCAAATTGTTCAGGCTGCTATTGAACTTGAAGCACTGCCAGAAGCGACCCCTGATATCGCCTTTTTAGCTCAGACAAAGTTTGCATTAGATGAAAACGGCAAAGCTGTGGCAGTTGATGAAAACGGGGATGTGGTCATTGGTAAAGATGGTCAGACACCGATGACTCCAAAAGAATGGGTTGAATCTCTACGCGAGCAAAAACCGTATTACTGGCCTAAGCCTAATGGCATGGGCGCACCTGGTAGCAACAATTCAAAAAGTCAGCCAGACATTCTCAAAGCCGATGGCTCGGTAAATATGACCAAATTAGCGCAATTACGAAATGAAAATCCGCAACTAGCTAAAGAGCTAGCGGCAAAACACGGTATTAAACTTTAAGGAGTAAAGCCAAATGGCTGAGACAAAAATTGCTGATGTAATCGTACCTGAGTTATTTACTCCGTACGTATTAAATAAGACTGCTGAGAGATCTGCATTATGGCAGTCAGGCATTGTTGGGGAGCTTGATGAAAAAGTCGCTTTTGGTACAGAAGGCGGTACTACAGTAAATATTCCTTTCTGGAATGATTTAAGCGGTGAATCCGAAGTACTTTCAGATGGTAAAGCTCTTGGGGTAAATAACATCACTGCTGGTAAAGATATTGCTATTTTGCATGCCCGTGGTAAGGCTTGGGGTGCAAATGATTTGTCTAAAGCATTATCTGGTGATGACCCATTGGGTGCGATTGCTGATCTTGTAGCAGATTACTGGGCTCGTGAATTTCAGGGGTTTACCGTAAATACACTTAAAGGTGTATTTGGGTCTGCAAGCATGGCAGGTAATACCCATGACATTTCGGCTGGTACTGGAGCAGCAGCCGTAATTGATGGTCATTCATTTATCGATGCATCTTATAAACTGGGTGATGCTGTTGATAAATTAACAGCGATTTCAATGCACTCATTCACAATGGCAGCACTAGCCAAGCAAGGTTTGATCGAAACTGTTCGAGATGCTGATGGTGTGGTTCTCTACAAAACCTTTATGGACCGTCGTGTGATCGTTGATGATGGTATGCCAGTTGATGGTGATGTATTTACCTCATTCTTGTTTGGCCAAGGTGCGATTGGTTTCCAAGATATTGGCGCACCAGTTGGTGTAGAGACTGACCGTGACAGTTTAGCGGGCACTGACATTCTTATTAACCGCCGTCACTTTGTGCTACATCCTCGTGGCATTAAATGGGCAGGTGATACAGGTATTGCACCTAATAATGCCGGTCTTGCTACAGCCGGCAACTGGGAACGTGTCTACGATCCTAAACAGATCCGTATTGTGGCATTCAAGCACAAGATCAAATAACAAAAAGGCGGGTAACACCGCCTTATCTTTTTGGAGATCCACATATGGGACTTTCATCATTTAACCGTGCACGGGAAAGACAACAAATGACAGAAACAAAAATTGCTGAACTCGAAGAACAACTGGCAACAGTAAAGGGTGAATTCATTGCTTTCCAAAATGATCCTGAAGCAATGAAAGCACGTATTGCTGAACTTGAAGCAGTTGTAGTTGGACAAACACCAGAAGATGGCCAAAAGCCAAGTGATGCTCAAACACAACCAATTAACTATGCAGGTCTCAAAGTTGATGAGTTGCGTGCGGTCTTGACTGAAAAAGGCATTGCATTTGAAGCAAGTGCTAAAAAAGATGAACTTTTAGCATTAATTCCAAAGGAATAATCCATGGGCTTTATCACTGAACAAGAAGCGATAGAACATGTTGAAGGCTTTGATGCTTTATCTGCCAGTGATAAGGCTCAATTCCTCCAAATGGCCGAAGCATATCTATTAGCACGTAACGTAAAGCCTTATGAAGACGTTACCCAACTTCCTGAACCTCTAAAAACTGCCTCATATCAAATAATCAAGGGCATTATGAAAGGTGACCTATATCAAGGACAGGAACAGGCACTAAAACGTAAGAAAGTCAAAGCTGATACGGTTGAAACTGAAAAGGAATATCAGGAAGGATCAGTAAAGCTTAGTGCAATCGAGCAATTCATTCTTGATTTGATAAAACCGTATTGCAAACGGAAATCCGTCTTTTTTGTCAGGAAAATCTAATGGGCTTACGTGACGAAATTCAGGCAGATATTGCTGAAGCATTTAATGATGATTTAGCGGACGCCGTTCATTCATTTACTTGTGACCGGATCTCAAGAAAAGATTGGGATCCTAAAACTGAAACTTATGTCGAAGTTAAAGAAAACTATTCTGGTCGTGGCGTTCTGTTTGGCTCATACAGTCAATATGAGATTCAGACGCTTGGAGTACTGGCCACAGATAAAAAGGCTACAGTGCTGCAGAATGAAGTAACTATGACTCCAAAAATTGATGATGAATGGTTAACAACCTTAGGCTCATTCCGCGTTATTCATATCCAGCTGGATCCAGCTAGCACAATATGGAAATGTCAGTTGAGGAAGGTTTAAATACTTGATCTAATATCCTTCTAAAATAGGGGGATATATGGCTAAGAAAGAGTTAAAAAATAAAATTAAACTCGTAGGTTTTTGGACTTTTGGAGGAGTTTTTTGGTACTTGGTTATTAGTTTCTTTTTATTAAGTGAGTATCCAATACAAGACTTCATTTTTGATCATAAAAAAGCTTATGATGTTTTAAAAGATGCTCTAACTATTGCGGCGTCCTTCTTAGCTCCTGTAGCTGCTTTTGTTCTTTTTACTGATTGGCGTGAACAACATAAATTAGTAAAGCTTGAAAAAGATGCGGAGCAAATTATTCATAATATTTACATTGCGAATAAAACTCTATTAACTTTTTTTAACTCTATATGTGTAGGGGAAAAGAAGCAAATGAGTACTTATTTAAAAGTATTTGAATTAAGAAATGATATTTATCTACAAACAAATATGCTTTTCAATGATATTAAAAGAGTAAATTTACATGATTTGAATGTTCAAATGTTCTGTATTGAAGCAGCAAAATCTCTGATAAAAATACGTGAATGCGCTACAGAAATGTTTGAGGTACAAGAAAAGTATGATGCAGATGATTTATCTTATTTAATTGATATTAAAAAAATTTCGAATACTCTAGATGAATTAGTAGTAAATCAGGAAAAATTGAGTGAAATTTCCGTTGATTTAAAAATCTAAAAAAATACTGCCCACTTCGGTGGGTTTTTTTATGGGCGCGAATTAGGAGTTTGAATGGTAAATACAGACTACGTCCCTTTATGGCATATCTCTCCCTTCCAACATGTTCAATATACATTAGCTCGAAATCAGCTTCATATGGATCTGTTATTCGAGGACATGAGCAAGGTTGATCCGTTCTTATCTGTTGAAGGTGCAGCAGCTCAAGTCAGTTACTATTTTGATGGTGCTTATGCAGTTGTTCAGCTTGGTGATACTTCAGAAAGAAATCACATTGAAGTGTATGGATTGCTTTTACATGAAGCTGTTCATGTCTGGCAAAAGATTAAAAAGCTAATGGGTGAACGAGAACCGAGCTCTGAGTTTGAAGCTTATTCAATTCAGGCGATCGCTCAGGATCTCTTTAAGATGTATGAGGAAAGCGAGGTTAAAAGTCATGGGGTGGAAGGGGAAAAAGCCGACTAGTTTTAGTCTTGAGGTATCTAAAGCAGCAGAAGACCATGTGAAGCATATTGTCATGGATACCGTGCAATCATTAGTTAATTTAAGTCCCGTTGATACTGGTGCTTACCGTGCTTCACATATTGTTTCGGTTGGATCCGCTGATTACGGTGTGCGGGAACCTGAAACGAATCCTATTCAGGATGCAGCGATTCAGGCAATGAAGATTAAGTTAGGCAATTTAGTTTATATCCAAAACAATAAAGCTTATGGACCGCGCTTAGAAAACGGCTGGTCTGATCAAGCGCCACAAGGTATTTATGGCCTCACTTTTAATTTTATTTCTCAAAAGTACGGTGGCTAAAATGGCAATGACTTTAGAGCAGACTAGGCAAGCTATTATTGATCACATGCAAAGCTTTACAGGTATTGCTCAGGAACGGATTCAGTATCCAAATGCACCAGGCTTTACTGTACCAACAAAAGGTGTATGGTGCCGCTTAACGATTGCAGGCGGTCCGAGTTTTACTTCAGGTATTGCAGATAAGCCATGTACTCGCCGTACCGGTAATATCATGGTTCAATGTTTTGATCGATTGCATACCGGAGAAAAAGCACTAACAGTTCTTAGTGATGATTTGCTGGCACATTTTGAGCATTTTTCATTTGAGGATTTAGAGTGTTTGAATGGCGAATCAATTTATGCAGGTAAAGATGCTGACTTCATTCAATACAATGTATCAATAAGTTTTTTAGTTAACTAAAGCACATAACAAACCAATCTTTCACTACCACCTCATCGGTGGTTTTTTTATGTCTATAGGAATCACTTATGAGCAATTTCGTTTTTAAGCGTGGTGACACTTTCAATTTAAACCTTCAGTTAGTCGATATGGATGAAGCCCTGCAATATCCACCTGATGATGTTCGCCGTGCAATTGATCTTACAGGTTATACCTTCACTTCACAGGTTAAAGCTCTGGCTGATGGTGCAGCTGTGGCCACGTTAACTTGTACTGCATTAAGTCAAAGTACACAGAAGGGATGGCTGAATATTAAATCAGGTGCAAGCACAGCAGCTTGGCCATTAGGTTTATGTCAGATGGATATTAAGGCCGTTGTTAGTAGTAATACTCAACATACCGAAACCTTAACCTTTCAAGTAATTGACGGGGTGACAGCATAATGGCAAATCTTGTATTCAAATTCAGTTGGGATCATCGGCCATTCCCGTATAACGCCTCACAGGGCAAGCGGCAATTTATGCTGCCATTCGCTTCCGGCATTCCCAATTTAAGCCCTAACTTTTCACAAGTTCAAGGAACTGCAGCAATCTCTCAAGGTGGTACAGGGGCAATCACTGCAGCAGAAGCTCGATCAAATCTAGGAGCTGCTGAAAAAGGGGTGAATACTGACATTACTGAAATGAAAGGTTTAACTACTCCACTTTCAATAGCACAAGGGGGAACGGGTGCAAACTCCGCAATTAGTGCGAAAGTTGCATTAGGTCTGGGTGATGCTGGTGCATTGGGATATTCAGCAAATGCGGTTGCTTCGCTTTTTAATAAGACACTTGTTTCCGATTGGGTGTCTGTTTTAGGGCTTAATAGATTTGCCAACATTTCACATGGTGACTGGCAAGGCGGGAGTACAGCAAACTCTCTCTATATGCCTATGCGTTATGGGACATTGATGGGCTATCACGCCAATGATTCAATCGGTACTTATTCATGGCAATTCTTCAAAGGTGTGCAAGGGCACCAAATGTCATATCGATATGGTGCTGGATCTGATGCATGGTCAGCATGGGGGCATTTAAAGACCAGCTTCAATACATCAGTTGATGCAAACGGATTCTTAAAATCAGCCTCACCAGTAGTTAAGTTGTTTAACGACCATATCGAACTCAATAGTGATGCAGAAAAACAGCCGATTGAATTTAAGAAAGTTGATGTAGGCGATTATTTACTTAAAGGCTCTTTAGGCTTTGCCCAAGAAGGTTGGTACATCGAAGTACCCAAAGACGCAAATGGAAACACGATCGTAGCTGTGGTGTATGACACATTGGAAAACGGTGATCTATCTATTAAGACTTATAAACGTAAGTTTGATTTTGAACTTGCTGCAGTTGTTGCAGACTTGGAATTACCTATAGATATTCCAGAAGGTCGCTGGATTGATATTCGCTTGCATGAAGAACCTGAACCAGAGCCTGAGCCACCTACAACTGAAACACCTTTTGATTTCCAGCCTACAAACTTATCCGAGGCTGTGGCTGCTGCAATGGCTGGGGTGGAACCGCCGGAAGTCTCAGATACCGATGAAACACTTTAACAACTCGCTATTTTAGCGGGTTTTTTTACGCCCATTTTTTATAACTGCCCGCTGATAAAGCGGGTTTTTTTATGCCTAAATTTTGGAGAACTATAAATGAGTTCAGGCGCAAAAATTCGATTATATGCTTGTGAAGAAGCAGTATTAGGGACGACTCCAGCAAACCCAATTTGGTACACGGTTCGCCGTGTAAGTGATGGCTTATCAGAAAATGTCTCTACGGAAGAAAGCAGTGAAGTAGTTGACTCACGCTATCGTCAAGGCGGTGTAGTTACTGAAGCGGAAGTTGCTGGTCAGTTAGAGTTTGAATTGTCACTTGGTACCTTTGATTTATTCTTAAGTGCTTTAGCATTTAATAACTGGGCAACGAATAGCTTAACCATTGGCGGTAATGTACGTAAGTCTTTAACGCTGGTTAAAGTTTTTGAAGATATTGGGCAGGTGTTTATCTACCGTGGTGTGCAGGTAAATACCGGTGAAATTACCATTCAAACAACCGGGAAGATCACTGGTAACTTTGGTTTAGTAGGTAGCTCGTTTACTCGTCAGCAAACGAACCCTGTAGTGAATCCGGTTGCAGCTTCGACTCGTCCGCTTGTCAGTATGCCGAACGTGGAAAACTTGCTTGTAAACGGCCAGTCAATTCAAGGCAAAGCATGTCTACAGTCTTTGACCATTTCTATTAACAATAACCTTGAAGCAATCCGTTGTATCGGCTCAGGCAAGTACACACCAGAGTTCTACATTGAAAAGATGATGGATATCGAAGCAAATGCTTCATTCATGTTTTCTTCAACATCTGCTGGTTGGATTGATGCCATTAAAACCCGTGATGTATTTACACTGACCTTTGATATTAAAGACAGCAAAGGCAGTAAATACTCGTTCAATTTCCCTCAATTGGAAGTCATGGAAGCCAACCACCCGGATGGCGGTGGTGACGACATCATTACAGTAGACATCAACTTTGCCCAAGTTCGTACAGCGCCAACGATTGTACGTGCTCTTGTGTAATCAGCTTATTCAGTAACAAAGCCTATGGAATTCCATGGGCTTTTTTATTTCTAAAAATTAGAGGTTGCTATGGCTTTAAAAGTCGGAATTATTAAAAGCTCAGACGTATCAAAATGGTGTGAATACAAAGGGGTTGATGGAGAGGTACAGGCTGAGTTCAAAGTCCGTGGTATCGCTTATAAGCCTTTTCAAGTAGCTATTGAAAGGGCAGGAAACCAGATCTCATCTAAAGGCTATGATGTGATGGTCAAAGATGAAGATGCCAAGCTTTATCACGAATTGTTAATGGATGCATGTGCTGCCCACTTAATCGAAGATTGGAAAGGTGTGGTATTTGCCGAAATCGTAGACGGTAAAACTGTTGAGACCGAAAAGCCATATACACCTGAGAATGCCTCAAAGCTTCTTAATCTTGGTGATATTGGTATTTCAATCTGGTTATTCATTAAAGAACAGGCTCAGAAGATTCAGGAAGAAGCAGATCAAGACAAGGCTTTAATTCTGGGAAAGTCATCGAGCTCTACAAATACCAAAAAACGTATGCGTCGAAAACGCCGCACGAAATCGAACAAATCAAGTTTTTAGGTGGTCGTATTCCGGATCCGCCAGAATATTCGTATGCGGCAGAGTCAATTCTTTCGGCATTTAGCACTATTTGCAGATCCAGACGGTATGAGCAGAGCATCCCGTTATCATTGGACCAGTATGCAATCAATGTCTATGCAGAGCATAATGATTTACCCGTGGCTGCTCATATTTTTAATGACTGTATTTTTGCTTTGGATAACCTGTTTATGGATGAGGCGCATAAGAAGGCGACGCAACGAGCGACGAAGACTTAAGTGCTGACTTTCGGTACATAACGTAGACTTTGCGACATGATATAGCGCGATTGATGTAACATAATACGGTCAAGTGGTTGACATTCACCCTAAAATTCCTTATTGACAGGATTGTCATTAGTGAGTACGCTTGGCGGTATAGAGACCCTGTTATCAAATGATAAGAGGGTTTTCGCGTCTAGGGAGAAACTTATGAAGAATGCAGAATTAACCAAATTTTTGATTGGTATGCGTTCAGCATTTGATTTGTTGCCTGAACATACAAACCACAACCCAAATTTTATCGATCGTAAAGAAGTGAAAATCTACAATTTCAATGCTGAACGAGATTTAAGCAAAAGTTGGGAGGTGATTGCATCTGTTCAAGAATGCACTTTTAAAAAACTAATTAATAAAGCTGACCATCACCAAGTTAATATTAAATATGAACCAACGTGCTACTGAAGAAGAAACAAAAGAGCCACATTACAATTCAACAGTGGTGCCAGAAGCTGAATATGAACCTGTTGAGATTGAGGATGTAATCCATCAAAAAGCAGAAAAAATGGGTAAACCTGAAAAGTACTCATTAAAGGTGTCTCAAAGTAGAGTTGAGACGCCTTTTTTACCACCTGAATATCTTGAGAGATATGAACAGATACAGCCGGGGCTTGGCAAGGAATTAATAGGAGTAATAATAGAGCATCAAAAATTCCAAATGGAAGTAAAGCGGACCGAGATGGCTCTAAATGAAAAAAGCTTTGCCGAGTCTATTAAGGTCAATGAAGCTAATATTAAAGAACAAGAAGCAACTAGGGCAGCACGAAATAGAGAAATAGATATAAAGGCTAGAGGTCAGATATTTGCATTTATCATATCTATTTTAATTCTTTCTGCGGTTGTTTTCTTCGCATTGCTGGGACATTTGGTGCTTGCAGGTGCATGTGTAGCAATTATGGTTGGTATGGCAAGTGTGCTTTTCCTGCAGAAAATACCTAATCAACAAAAGTCTAGCAAAGAAGATTCAGAAGGCGAAGAAAGTTAGTAGGCTGATGCAAATAGCCTCCCTCAAGCCGTAATACAAAAACCGCTAGAGATAGCGGTTTTTTTATTGCGCCAAAAGCACCGTGAGGTGCTTTTTAATAATAAATCTAAATATGATTGCTATTGCTAAGATATTCTTCGAAGGCCTTTTCATCCAATTCTAATTTACTATTTTGTTGATTATCGAGCTTAGAGTTTCGCTCATTTTCAGACATATTTAAAAACTTTTCGACAACTCCAGACATAAACACTTCAAACTGCTCTTGGAGAGAGCGATTATTTTTTTGAGCTTCATATTCGAGAAATTCAACAATTTTACGGGGAAACTCATGAATGTTATAGGTTATTGAAAAATTACCATCAGGTTGTTTTTCTGCATCACCACGTGTTTTTGGAATTAGATTTGAAGAATCAATCCCTAACGCATCAGCTATTTTGTAAAGGTTAGAATCTCTCGGAATGACATCAAGCTTAACCTCATAATCTGAAATTATTTTTCTACTTAAACCTGTCTTGTCTGCAAGTTGTTGCTGAGAAAGACCGGCCTTTGATCTAAAAAATTTAAGACGAGCACCAAAAGAATCTTTCATAAAAAATAAATCCACGAGTTGACAAGGTTTAAAACTTATCGTAACTTATCAATAGTTATCAAAAATAGAGAGGTTATGATAACAATGTACACTTGTTCCTATGATGACGAATTGGCAGATATTGTCAAGGCTGCCGCCAAGAGAGAAAACCGCACCTATCGAGGACAATTCAACCATTACTTAAAACTGATTCTTCAACACGAAGGTCTACTGGAAACTCCAGATAATAAAAAAGCAGATTGCACTCGCCAAAGTAATCAATCTGCTTCTGTTTAACCCACACAAAGGAATTAAACCTATGACAAGTTTAGCACAAAACTTTTTAAACCCAAACAATAAGCCTCTAGTTATTGGTGACTTTACGATTCGCCAAGATGAAGAAGGACGGTACATGCTGGGTGATCTTCACAAAGCAAGCGGTGCAGAGAAGAAACACCAACCATCTAACTTTTTAAGAACGGATCAAATTAAAGAGTTAATAAGTGAAATTGACCACTCTGCAAATTTGCAGAGTTCAGAAAACGACCACTCCTCAAATATGAGGAGTGCTGTAAAAGTAATCAATGGCGGTGATAACAGAGGAACATATGTAGTTAAGGAAATTGTTTACGCATATGCAATGTGGATTAGCCCTAAATTCCATTTAATGGTAATTCGTGCTTACGATTCACTTGTGATGGAATGGGTTTTAAATGGCAAACAAACTATCTCACCAGAACAAGCAGGGGTTCTCTATAACATTGTTCATACACGAGCAAAAGGTAATAAAAATTTGATTGTGCAAATGTGGAGTCGTTTAAAGAATCACTTTAAATACTCAGCAAGTTACCGAGAATTACGAGCTATTCACTTTGAGGATGCTAAGCATTATTTAGAAGTTATGGATCTAAAGGCAAAGCCAGAGGAAAAGAAACCTCAAGATCCTTTATTTGATAAAGACGCCTATGAGATGGTTCGCAAACTTACTGAAGCAGTCATCATAGAAAATGATGAAATCGTTCCAGTTCTGCTTGCTGTAAAAATGCTTGATATGAAGAAGTTCGCGTATTACTCACACTTAGTAGTGAAAGCGAATGAAGCAGCACGAGATATTGCTAGATTGTTGGATTTCAGGAACCTACAAAATGAGCCGTTGATCGATGCAGACTGTTCGGTGATAGCCATGTCTAATGGACAAAGATTTCTAGCACGACCGAACTGGTTTAACTGCCCAGCTTAGTAATTATTTTTAATTTAAACAGAGCCCACTCATTTGAGTGGGTTTTTTAATGCCTAGAGGAAAGTAAAGATGGCACAAGAATCCCGTTTGGTCATTGTTATTGATTCGCAAAATGCTGAACGTAATGCGCGTAATCTAGGCAATGAACTGGATAGCATTGAGCGTAAAGGTGATTATGCTTCTAAGTCTATGGATGGCTTATCTGTAGCTACTCGAGCACTAGCTGGGTATATGGCTGGGCTAGTAACAGTAAGTTCTGCCATTTCAAAGATGGATACATATACTGGACTACAAAACCGTCTTAAGTTGGTCACTAATAATCAAGTTGAACTAAATAAAGCAACGGAAGACACTTTCCGAATTGCTCAAAAAACTTATTCTACTTGGGATTCGGTTTTACAGGTTTACCAACGCTTTAGTGATAATGCCAAAATCTTAAATCTCACTATGGATGACACTGCTCGACTAACTGAAACAGTATCAAAAGCAGTTGCGATCAGTGGTGCAAGCGCAGAAGCTGCTGATGCAGCTTTAGTCCAATTTGGGCAGGCTTTAGCAAGCGGCACATTACGTGGTGAAGAGCTTAACTCGGTAATGGAGCAAACCCCAGCTTTAGCAAAGGCAATTGCTAAAGGTATGGGTATTACAGTAGGTGAATTACGTTCAGTAGCTGCTGAAGGAAAAATCACTTCACAGGAAATCGTTAAAGCACTTAAAAATGTCCAAGATGAAGTTGATGCTCTTTTTGCTAAAACTGACATTACAATTGGTCAATCATTAACTCTACTTAATAATGAAATTACTAAATTTGTAGGAGAGGCTGGTAAAGGAAGCGGAGCAGCACAGGCTTTATCAGGATCGATTCAGTTATTAGCAAATAATTTGAATTTAATTGCAGACAGTGCATTTGCCATAGGTATTGGCTTAATGACAAAAGCCGTTTTAACAAAAACGGTTGCTGTACAAGCGAGCATTGCTGCGTCAACCAAACAAGTGTTTGCCACAATTGCTGAACGTAATGCAAATATTGCAGCAGCAAAAGCTGAAGTGGAATCTGCGCTTGCCGAAGCACAAAGTACGCAGGTGACACTAACGAACATTAAAGCTACTCATGCTCAGATCATGGCCGAAATAGAACTCGAAAAAGTTCGTTTAAAAGCCCAAATCACTGAACAAGGTCGCACGGCTACCATCACACGAATGGCTCAGCTTGGACGATTACAAGCTCAAGTTGCGTTAGAGGTTGCTGCTGCGGAAACAGCACAGTCTGCAGCTTCATCTAGATTATCAGCAGCCTTAACAGCGCAATCTGTTGCTACAAGTCGTTTAGCTTTGGCAAAGTCAGCGCTTATGGCGATTTTTAGCCCAATGGGTTTAGCAATTGCAGCAACAGCCGCATCTTTCTATTTACTAAGCAGCAGTTCGGATGAAGTCAAAGAGTCTCTTGCAACACAATCTGACTCGGTTAGTGATTTAACAGATAAGTACATAAAGTTAAATACTGTGCAAGCATTAACAGAGGGTGTGCGGTTACGCAAAGAGATTGAGCAGCAAAATGATGCAATTGATGATGCTAGTGGAGCTATCAAACGTTTTGCTTATATCCAAAAGGAATTATTTAAATTATCTGGCAGTGATTATGAAGATTATCAAAATGCCATTAAGTCTATTGCTACAGGTGCAAGCGATGCAGGTGATCTCTTAAAAAAGATGATTTCATCTGGTCGTTTTAGTCAGAATCAAATTGATAAACTCATTGAGTTCTCTAGTGCAGTAGCAGAATCTAAAAATAAGATTGAGCAGGGTAATATTGCTCTAAAACTCTTAAACGCTACTTCTGGACAACATGTTGAGGTAACGGCCAAATCAATTAAGCAATTAACAATTCAAACAAACTTAACAAAAGTAGCTACTCAAAATTTCACTGACATGAAAACACAAATGCTTGATTCACTAAGAGCACAAGTGGAATTCATTCGGTTAAATGGTGGTAGCGAAGAACAAGTTAAATCGTTGAATAAGGTAATCCAGGCATATTCTTTAAATCAAATTTCAGCAACTGATGCTGTGGGCAAGTTCAACAGTACCGCCAAAGTTCCGGTTGATAACATTAAGAAATTGCAAGAATATGCCATTAAAACGGATCAGTCTAAAATTGCGTTAAATCAGGCTAATGCTGAGCTGAAGAAACAAAACGACTTGCGTAATGAGTACCTAAAACAACATCAAACTGTACTTGGTGCTCAACAAGGAGAAACAAATGAATTAAATAACCAAGTCGCTGCACAAGAAAAGTTAAATAAATTACGAGACAATGCCAACAAAGATAATCTGAAAAATGATTTTCTTATAAAAAACACCGCTGCATTTGGTGGTGGTGAAAAGGGTCTTGATAAGGCGCGTGCAGCATCAGAGTTTTATACCAACAATAAAATTCCGATGACTAGAAGTTTAACTGGTCAGGAATATGCAATTTTTGAGGCTTGGTATAAGAAGCAGAAGGAAGTCAAGGACTTACAAGAAAGCATTTCTGAGTCTACCAGAAAGCAAACAAAAGAGGTTGAAAAACAAACCAAAGAGGCTGCCAAACAAGCTGTTTTATTAGCTGGAAATGATGAAAAATCACGAAATATGCTACGAGTGTATCTGGCATTTCGAAATGCAGGCTTAGGCGATAAACAAGCTCGTGTAATGACAGCTCAAGTTGGACGAGAGACTGATTTTAGAAATGAGGCAATGTTTGGTAGTCACAAAGATGCCAATAATGGTTATACCAACACAGGATTTTTATCATGGCAAAAAAGTCGCTCAACTAAATTAATGCAGTCTTTACAAGGGCAAGGAGTCTTGGATAAAAACGGTAAAATCCAGCAAACTCAAGATGCATTGGATGCAATGGCTAAACATGCTGTGCAAGAGGCGATGACCGATAAAAGTTATAGTAAATCTAAAGCAGCTCTTCTTAATGACGATTTAGACTATCGAAGTTTAGAGAGAGTCGTTGCCAAAAATTTTGTTGGCTGGGACTATGACGGGAAAAAGCTTGGCAAAGCTAAAGCTTCACAGCATTTAGCCAAACAAGACTCTTACTATAATCAGCTTAGTAAAATTTTAGGGGATAACCCCGAAGCAGCCTCAAAAGCAATCGGCGATCTTTCAAGGTTTGAAGATGAAGCATATAAGGCACGAGCTAAAACTCTTGAGGAAGTTAAGCAGCTACAGGCAACATATGACTCAGAAACAGTTGCTAGAAGCAAAAAACGTGAGGAGGAAATCAACAAAGCAACCATTTTAGGTCAATCAAATTTAATCCCAAAAATTAATGAGCGTTATGATGCTGAAGATAAGTTAGCTCAGAAGCAATTTGATTTTGAAGTAAATGGTTATAAGTGGACTGAAGAACAAAAGCTTGATTACACATATGAAACCAATTCTTTGCGATTAGTTGCTGAGGGTAAACTCTCTGAAGATCAAAGAAAGGTTGCTTTAGATGGCCTGAAATTGCAAAAACAGCAAGAGTTAGGATTACTGAAACTTGCTCAAGAGCAACGTTTGTTTCAAGCTAAATTATTCTTGCTTTCAGAAACTGAGGCAATGCAAGAACGCTACCGATTGGAGCGAGAAGAAATTGCCAAGACGGTAAAAGACGAGGAGGAAAAACGTAAGCGACTGGCATTATCACGTGATCAGGAAAGATTGGAAGCATTTGATCGTGCAGCAAAAGCTGGTCAAGCATGGGGTGGTATTCAAGCTGATATGAATGGCAGTGGTGAGTTCTATAGACTAGATCAAGAACGATCTAGCCGCCTAAGTGCCGCGACAAATCTACTTGATAGTCAGCAAGGTGTGGTTAATTTAAATGAACAAAATGCTATTGAGGCTTTAAATGCACAATTTGAGCAACAGCTTATAAGTCAGCAGGATTACGAAAATCAGAAAACAGCTATCATTCAAACTGCTCAAGATCAACGTAATCAGATTGCTGCTGAATATGCAAAGAATGCTCAGGATATTGAAGATAAGTATCAGCAAGATCGCTTGAACACTCAAATTGCATTTGGTGGCCAAATGATGGGTTCACTCACATCGATGTTTGGTTCAATGTTTGGAGAGCAATCTAAAGCATACAAGATCATGTTTGCTGCTGATAAAGCGTATGCGATTGCAGCTGCAGGTATTGCCATTCAACAAAATATTGCAGCAGCTTCAAAAGCTGGTTTTCCTTATAACTTGCCTTTAATTGCTGGAGCAGTTGCTCAAGGCGCTAGCATTATTGCAAACATCCGTGCAATCAAAGATCAAGGCTTTGCTGACGGTGGTTACACTGGATCTGGTGGAAAATATGAACCTGCCGGTATTGTCCATAAAGGAGAGGTGGTCTGGTCGCAAGAGGATATTCGCCGTTGGGGTGGGGTTGGATTAGTTGAAAATATGCGTAAGAGTGCAAACCCTGAAGCATTTATCAATAATCATGCTATTAACAACACTTCAGCAGAAAATGTCTTTAATCGCTCATTCCTAAGCTCTAAAGCTTTTAATGATAATCAAAATATCTCGAATATTTTTAATCAATCTTCTCGAGAAGACCAGATTATTGTTAAAGCACTCAAGCCAAGTAATGAAGTGGTGTTGCAATCAGGAGATGTTCAGAACATTACTAACCAGTATGCTGGGAACAACACCAGCTTTAGCGAAGTTCTAGATAAATCGATTCAAAGTAGTAAATCCTTTAATGCTAGCAAGTCGATCATTTCTAGTCTCTCTAACTCAAAAGTTCTAAATAGTAATGTTTCAAACAGTACAGTGCAGAATGCTGAGAAAGAATTGCTGAAAGAAGTTTCTATCTTAAAAGACAATGGTTTTGCAGATGGAGGTTATACAGGCAAAGGTAAGAAATATGAGATTGCTGGTGCCGTGCATAAAGGTGAAATTGTTTGGTCCCAAGATGATATTAAGAAATGGGGTGGTGTTGATAAAGTTGAACAGATGAGAAGGGCTACAAGTCCAGAATCATTTGTTTCTAACTATGCTCAAAACCATACCACTTTTGAAAGTATTTTGAATCGGGCCAATCAGAGCTCTAGGATTTTTAACCAGAGCAAAGAAATCTCAAACATCTTTAATCAACCGGTTCATGATGGCCAGGTAATTTATAAGGGCAATGGCAGCGTAACTACTTCAGCAACTTCTGATTTATACCACGATGGCAAGGTCTACTTCTCATCCAGTGGTTTAGTTCAGGATCGTTCAAATCTGGATGATGTTCAGGATTTTACTTTAGGACGTACTTCACGCCCTCAAGCTGAGATTATCCCTTCAATTGAACCTTCTACACCGACAATCAATTTCAAAATTGAAGTGATTAATCAGGTGAGTGGGGCGACAGTTGAAGCCGAACAACTGGATGAGCAAACAGTCCGGATCATTGTTACAGATGAACTGGATAAGCAGCTTCCAAGAAAGGTACCGAAGCTTGTAAGTGACCAAATCGCAAATCCAAACTCAACCATTAGTCGGTCTTTGACTGAGAATACGACAGCGAGAAGAAATCGTACTTAATAATTTGAACCCTTTTCGGAGGGTTCATTTTCATAATATTTAAATTTCAAGGTGATAGAGTCTATTTGCATTTAAATTGATGGTTATGACATGAAAAAAATAATTGTAATTCCGACAATACTTTTAAGCCTTACGGGATGTGCCATTCCTGCGGTAAATAATCTCGTAAGATCTACAAATATGTATCAAGATGAAATAGCAGGTGATACAGCGAATTTAAGGGTTTATAGAAGTAATGTACCCATGGTGCAGTTCTATATTAGTTATCAAAATAATAAGGGTGAAAAAATTTCTAAAAACCTTATAACGAAGCAGATAACAAATAATTTAACAAAGTATGGCTCAATGCATGAGCCAAAAACATTGAATATGCCTAAGCCAACAATCAGTTTAAATAATGGTGAAGAGTTTTTTGAGTTTAAAGTACCCGCAAATAAGAAGTTAACTTTCAGGCTTACTTCTGTTATTGGGTCAACTACTATGTATAGTTGTGATGTAAAAATGGACTATCAGTTGGAAAGAAATGGAAATTATGAATTGATCCGTTTTAAACAGATCAAAGATTTTGTGAATCCAGCTTTACTGACTGAACCATCTCAAGATGGATCCTACTGCAAGTTTGTAGTGAAAGAGATTTTTGAAGATGGTAAAGAAACTATTATTAAATCGATTTCTTAATGTTAAATCGTTTTTGTAATTAATTTAAATATCTAAACCTTATTTCATCAAACCACCCTTCGAGGTGGTTTTTTATTACCTGAAGGAAAGTTATGTACAAGTTAAAGCTAAATCCTCAGACCAGCGGCTATGGCGTAACACCAGGTGATGATGTGAAACGTCAGCAGATGGATGGCGGGCGTGGTCGCTATTACATCGATGTAAAACGTAATAGCCACATTGTTGATGTGAACTGGAATTTAAGTAAAACAGATTTCAATAAAATGATGGCTTTCTGGCGGATCTATCAGAATAAGCCTGCTTCATTCTATGCGGATCTGGTCATAGACCAAGGAACACGTCAGCAATACCAATGCAATTTCATTCCAAACTCATTCAAGACCAATGAGGTGAACGGCAACCTTTACCGGGTAAATGCACAGCTCGAAGTTGTTCAAAACCAGCCTAATCTTGCTGCAGATATAGCATTAATTAAAGATTGGGAGGTCTGATGGATAACGAATATGCCAAATTCTTTTTCAATCGAAAAGTTGATGTTTATCAACTGGAATGTATTGAACTCTCACACCCTTCTTTTATGAATACTTACCGGGTAGTCCGTAATGATGACAGAGGTGTCTATGTACAACATAAGGAAGGATCCGGTCAGGTCTATTATGAGTTCTTGCCAGTCTCAATCCAAAGATCCGGAATGCTTGGTGATCTGGACCAGACATTAACCGTTTCTATCTCTGGTCTAGGTGATGTGATGCCTGATGAGTTTGAACGGGTAATCGAAGGGCAATATCCAGATGTAAAGCCAACAGTAAACTACCGGATTTACAGTTCAGACAATCTGAACTCTCCAATGTTTTATTTACTTGGACTGCAACTCTCCAGTGTTGCCATGAACCATAAGGCTGTGACATTCAAGGCTGAATCGCCGCGATTAAATACCACTAAAACCGGAGATATCTTCGCACTGGATCGCTTTAGTGGCTTGAAGGGGGCTATATGAAAAGTCACGATCATTTGCTCGATAGGCAATATGACGATGAACACTACAACTGTGTTCACTTTGTTCATGAAGCTGCAATGGACCTATACGGCATAGATCGGGTGGAAGCGCTTGAACTCTTTATGCAGCCTAAGGGCAAAATTACTTTTTTATCTTCACGGTTAAAACTTTTAAATCCGCTACCCATGCCCAAGGAAGGCTGCATAGTCGCCTTCCATCCGAGACAAAGAAATAAGCCCCCGCATGTGGGGCTTTTTCGTGGGCAAAAGATTCTTCACCTCATGGAAAGCGGAGTCACTTATTTGCCTGAAGAGGTTGTGATGGGAATGGGATTTAATCGGGTCAGTTATTATGATTAAAGTTATTTATAAAAAAGACGCTTTGTCTGAAGAAAAGACAATTGAGCAGGCTCAAACCATTGGGCAATGGCTCACTTCAAAATATGAACATATGCCTGAGCATGTCCGTATCTTTCATACCACAAGCAATATGGATCATGCGGAAATTTCATTTGCGAACGAAGTCACACCGAAGAATGCTTATGAGTTAAAGCAGCTTGATTTCTTACCGGGTACTTTTATCGTAGTTGAGAACCCAAAATGGGTCGCTGCTATTGTTTCGATTGTGATTAGTATTTCGATCGCATTTTTAATGCCGACTCCATCGATAGCCCAGACTACTCAAAATACTAACCAGTCTTCTTCGGCAAACAATGAACTTTCTAACCGTGAAAACAAGATCCGGGTGAATGGTCGTATTGCTGATAACTATGGAGCTGGGTGGAATACTCCCGACCTAATCGCAGTACCTTACAAGGTATATGAAAATAACGTTGAAGTTGAGCATGTAGTGGGCTGTATTGGTCGTGGACACTATAAAATCAATGGAGCTTATGACGGTGAAACCAATATTGTCGATATTGCCGGTGCATCGGTAGAAGTCTATCGACCAGGTGTCGATATTGTCTCGGGTGAGCCATATTTCTCGCTTGGTACCGAAATTACAACTCCACCCTTAACGGTTCAGCATCAAACCTCTGTTAATGGCCAAGTTCTCCGTCCAGCAGATACACAGTCTTTAGAAGGTGCGAACTACCTTCATTTTGCATATCCAAACGAGATCCTGCGAGCATCTGCAAACAATACTGATTTAACAACTAAATTTGTTAGTAATGACCGGGTAGAAATCACAAATGCTTCGTTTACTTACAACGGCCAGACTTATGATTTAAATGGTACATATAGCGTTCTATCGGTAGCTGATGACCGTATGGCATTGTCTAATCCGGCTGCGGTAAACCCCAATTGGCTAAAGCTAAAGGAATTATCAAATCAGCAAACTGGTGCTTTATCTCCAAAGCTTTCATCTATTGGCGAGAAGTGGATTGGGCCATTCATTCTAGACAATGTCGAACGAAGTCGGGTGCTGTGTAATTTTGTGGCCACCAATGGACTTTATACCGTTTCTTCAGGTGGAAATCAGGGAGCTGTAAACGTCACGATTGAAGTAGAAGTAACGCCGGTAAATGAATCGGGTGCAGCCATTGGCAATCCAATGCTGAAGCAGATCATCCTAAAGGGTTCAGCAAAGTCACGTCAGACAGTTGGTGCAACGCTGGATATGGTGACATTTCAAGGTCGCTGTAGTGTCCGCGCACGCCGTTTAACACCAACACCGGCGGTTACAACGGTAGTAGATGATGTGAAGTGGCAAGCACTATATGGTGCATATCCATTACAAAGCACAACGTATGAGCATGAAACGGTTTTCCGTGCACGTACATATGCAACGACTGGAGCATTGTCAGTTAAATCCCGCAAGATCAATTTTGATCTTCAGCGAATGTTGCCGACTTATAAAAACGGGGCAATGACAACAGAGCTATATCCAACGTCTAGCTTTGCTGATGCTTTGGTATCTATGGCACTCGATGACAAGATTGGCCGCCGTTCGATCGATGAGATTGATCTTGAAAACATCTATCGGACCTATAATGATGTAGTTGATTATTTTGGTACGCCGCTAGCGGCTGAGTTCTGTACTACCATTGATGATACGAATCTATCTTTTGAAGAGCTGGTTACCAATCTTTGTGATGCGGTGTTTTGTACCGCATATCGGCAAAACAATAAGCTCAAGCTTTATTTTGAACGGCCAACTGATAACTCGGTAATGCTGTTTAACTTCAGGAATATCATTCCGGATAGTTACAAGCATGACCTGACCTTTGGAGTGATGGATGACTACGACGGACTGATCTATGAATACACGGATCCGACCGACGATAGCCGTATCAATATCTATTTACCGGATAAAGGAGCCAAAAACCCTAAAGAAGTGAAATCTGTTGGTGTTCGAAACAAGTGGCAAGCGCATTTCAATGCGTACCGGCTTTGGAACAAGCTTCGGTTCCAGCGCAAATCCATTACCTTTGATGCGGCACCTGAGTCAGAATTACTGGTTTTACGTGACCGTATTGCCGTAGCAGATTATCGCAATGGTATTCATCAAAGCGGGGAAGTGGTACAGCAAGAAGGTTTAATTCTCACCCTAAGCCATGATGTAGATTTCATTGCAGGCAAGAGCTATGTGATCTATCTGCAAATGGGGGATGGTACCGTGGACCTAATTCCTATTACACCGGGTTCAGCCAAGAACAAGGTGGTTTTAGACCGTTTACCGAACGGGGCCTTAAAGCTTAGTCCCGATGACTTTGTGAATACTATCTACACGGTAGTTAATGACGATACCAAAGGCTCATTGCCTTACCTGGTAGCGAAAAGAGAACCAGTTGACCAGTTCTCAAATACCATTACGGCAATTAACTATGATGAGCGCTATTACCTCAATGACAAGGATTTTATTGATGTACCGGTTGATGATTCACCGATCTACATTCGATATGACCAGCTTGATATTAATCTCGCACGTTTATATCAAATGCAAAGAGGTGATTTACCAACGACTGGCGAAATCAGTTTTGTAGTTGAAGCAGGGGCGCTGGTTTCAAGCTCAAGTTCATATCGACCGGAAACCAGATTTGTCTATAAATTCGACTATAACTCTAGTCCTGCAAAACGAGAGTATATCGTTCCAGCTGCCTCAGAATTACCAGCGATAGATACAGGGGAGTTCCCACCTGATCTGGTGGTGAATCTAACGATTAAAGGCTCAGTTGTTGGACGTGGTGGTGATGGCGGGTTGCCACATCTAGCTTACGGAGATTGGGAAAAAGATTCTGACTTCAATTTTACCAAAACCCGCCGTGATGGGTTTCAGGGAGCACCCGGTTTGTTGAACCGGCACAGCAAACTAAACCTGATTATCGATGGAGGGACGTTAGCTCGAGGCGGCTCAGGTGGTGGAGCAACACCAAGTGGTATTTACACTGGATCATCTTATGGGGTTCAGGGAATTCCCGGTGGTGCTGGAGCACCATTTGGTCGGGTAATGACTGGACAGCCGATTTCAAATGACTCACAAGATTATCGCCTCTATCTGGAGAGTTATTTATTGGTTATGAAAATCACTGATGCTGAAGCTTCGGTGCCCGGTAAAGGTTACCGAACCCAAAATGACCGTTATGGATCTCCATTATCGGGTGATGGCGGTGGATGGGGCGAACGTGGTACCAAGTCTACCAATGGTGGAACATGGAATTGGCAATACCATGGAACGACGGAAGGCCAGCCGGGGCCGGGTGGACCTGCAATTGTTGGGGTGGCACCTCTAACAACTCAATTGATTAACGGAGGGAAAATCTTACAAACCCTTTAAACCTTAAAAGAACTATGAGCACCCAATTGGGGTGCTTTTTTATTGTCTAAAAATATCTGGAGAGATTTATGGAACCAGTTTCCACAAGCGGTTTAACAGCAATTTTAAAATTTTATGGTGCAGCAATTATGGTGACTTTAGCGGTCGCTTTAGTGGCAGCAGTTGTATTGATGACACGTATGCCTCGCTCACCACAAGAGTGGGCAGTTGGTTTGATCTGTACTGTTGTATCAAGCCTTGCTGGCGGCTCATTCATTATTGTGAAGTGGGGACTTCATGAATGGGTTACTGATGTATGGGGGATGATTGCTCTAGGTGGGTTCTTCTTTGTTTGTGGTTTACCCGGTTGGGCTTTAGTCCGTTGGATCTTTAATTTTATAGATAAACAGGAAGGTAAAACGATCGTTGAAGTAATCAAAGAGTTTAAGAAAGCCAGAAAAGACATTGAAAACAGCTAATGCCGCCTTCGGGAGGTTTTGTTTAGAAGTATCAAGTATAAGAGAGAAATTACCTGTTGACACTGCAAGCCGCTGACTACTACGAAAAACTATCGACAACCAATATTATGAAACGACCACCTTCGGGTGGTAATTCTTTTTTTACGGGTAGGAAAACGGGTATGAAGCGTGAGTCAACTAACAGAAACAATTTTTTAACAAAGTTAGCGGAAGCCCTTCCGCCTGATATTAAAAAACGGAAGGGGGTAAAGTTCGTCTATTAATTCTATAGGAAGTAAGAAATGTACTTTATTCCAAAAAAGCAAAAACCCCAGTGCGCCAACACTAGGGTTTTGGTTAACAGTTAAGGAGGGTTAACTATTAATGAATCAATCTGAGGAAAATGTTAGCACCAAACCCGGTATAAGTATAGAGGGTAAAATGAGTGAGAAAGACGCAGGTAGAGCTGCTGTAATCATGGCTTGGGGTAAAGCTATATCCCTAGTAATTGGTAGTGTTGCTGGAGCAATAACTGCTATTACGACTTTTTTTAAATATATATTTTAAAGCTATGAAACAAAACTTATGAAGCCGACTTATTTGAGATCGGCTTTTTATTGACTGTGCGCCTAAGGGCGCTTTTTTATTGTCTAAAGGAAACTTAAATGAACATCGAACAATACCTTGAAGAATTGATCAAACGTGAAGGCGGTTATGTAAATAACCCGGCAGATCGGGGCGGTGCAACCAAATACGGTATTACTGAAGCAGTTGCTCGAGCAAACGGATTTAAAGGAAACATGAAAGATTTGCCGCTTGATGTCGCCAAGTCTATTTATCGCAAAAACTATTGGACAGCTCCGCGTTTTGATCAGGTGAATACCGTTTCTTCAGCGGTAGCGGAGGAGTTATTAGACACAGGAGTAAATTGTGGTACTGGCTTTGCAAAACCTCTTTTACAGCGTGCACTAAACTTATTGAATAACCAGGGTAAAGCAGGTTGGCCAGATCTTACGGTCGACGGAATTTATGGACCTGCTACATTAAATGCTCTTAAAATTTATATGGCCAAACGTGGAAAAGATGGCGAGAAAGTATTAGTGCGAGTTCTTAATATCATGCAAGGCCAGCGCTACATTGAAATTTGTGAGCACAATCCAAGCCAAGAGCAGTTTTTCTATGGTTGGATCGCCAATCGAGTTGTTATATGAAAGTCTTTCATTGCAGACGATCAAAGATAGCTTTAACAATTACATTGCTGTGCATTCTATTTTCAGGATGCACAGCTCATACGATCAATAGCAATGTCAATGTCTCAATTTGCGCTAGAGCATTATAAAAAAAGCCCTGAATGATCAGGGCTATTTAATAAACTTCAATTCACATACTTCTACAAAGCTCGAGTAGTCTTATGTTTGTTATTGTATAGCTTGATAATCCTCTATCTTTCATCCTAGGGTTGTGCACATACTTGAATGTTCTATCCTTAAATTGTGTAATGAAATTTCTTCTGTTGTAGTTGAGAAGCTTTTCAATCTGTTAGAAGAATCCAAAAAGCATCAAATGAATAAAGAAACTACTTATTTAACTTGAATCATCATTTTCTGTTTACTAATAAATGAAAGTACTTGGATGTATAGGGATTGTTTTTTTTATGTTATGTTATAATATAACCCCTTCTTAAAAAAAGGGGGGGATT